CGGTGCGGGTTGGCGTCGTCACCGCCGTTGCCGCGCACGGTTTGCGGTTCCGCTGCCTGATAGCCGAACGGCGCCAGCGCTGCCGAGATTTTGGCAAGGATGTCGACGGTCAGTTCCGGCAGCTCGTTCGGCGTCACGTCTTCGAGTGCCTCGTTGCCGGTCCATGTGTAGGGTCTGCCGGTGTCGGGATGGATGGTCGGCGGTAGCACGGTTTGCCGGCCGGGGCCGATCAGATCGACGACGCGATGACCGTCAATGTTCCAGCTCATCGACTTGTCGATGGTCGGGCCGTAGTAGAACAGCGTCTCGCCCTTAGCGCCGCGTTTCTTGATCGGTGTCGGCGGCAGCACGCCTATGATCGCCGCCATCACTGCCTGGTCGTCGGTGTCGATATCGATCGCCACCGTGCCGTGGCTGGCCGGGCCGGTGATCACGCCGACGCCGCTGTCGCCCTCCGCCCATCGCGCGCGCTCGCTCGCCGTCGGAATGCGGCGCCGGAAACGACGTTGCCAGTTCGACAGGCCGAGCCACTGGCCGGCGTGCCAGAAACCCGGCCGCTTGGTGCCGGGCATGATCGGGATCGCGGCGAAACCGCGCTCGATCAATCGCTCGCTGATGGCCGCATACGCGCCCATGGCGTGTCCTTCAGAATGGCGGTTCGTTGTCGAGAATTTTGCGGCGCAGGGCGTGCTCGAAGCCGAGCACAAAGCGGCGCAGGAATTCACGCCACTGGCCGGCATCGAGTGCCGCGATGTCCGTAGTGCCGATTTCTTCGAGGTAATTGCCGACCAGGGCACCGGCCTCGAGCGCGGCACCGAGCTCAAACTCTTCGAGGTTGGATTGCGACATGGCGTAGACTTTCTTCGCGGCGGCGTGACACCCGTTATCGTTGCACAACCAAACGATTGGCCCGCGTCTGCCGGCGTAATAGCCAAGCCACACCGCCTGTCGGTGGCACACCGCGCATAGCGTCGGTTCTTTGGTAGCGAAGCGGTTGGCGAGATGCGCGGTCAATACGGCACCTCGTCATGGATCTCCGGCGGCGCCAGCTGTGACTGATGCGCGGTAAGGCAGCGGTAGTGACGATTGATTTCAACTTGCGTGCCGTCGGGCCGGCGCAGGCGGCGTTCGACGACGCGCCAATATTTGCCGTCGCGGGCGACGACAATGGCGAGCACGTCGCTCAACTCGTCGGTGCGCTGCAAGGCCTGCGCCACCGTGTATGGCGCCGGCGCGCGACCGCCCATGGCATACCACCACCGTTCCGCCATCTCGCGAGCATAGCCGGCGCGTTGCAGCGATATGTATTCGTTGAACGGTGAAAGCCCGCACAGATACTCGACGCGCAAACAGGGCGGCGCTGCCGGGTCGGAAAATTTGGTGTGCAGCCGAAAGTCAACTTCCGTCACCGGCAACCATTCGCGAGCGCCCATGATCGGCGCCCAGTCGGCGGTAGCGGCATGTTTTGGTTTCGGTTGCTCCTGTGGAAATTCATGACCGCAGTAGGTGCATTCCGCCGCACGCAGTGCGTTGAGTTCGCTGCATTCCGGACAGCGTTTCGCGGCGATCGTGTCGACCTTGACGCCGGCCTTGCCATTGCTGACGCCGCCTTCGGCGCGATCCACTGGGCCGTGGCGCCAGACGTTGCCGGCGAAATCCAGCACCATGCAGTCGTGCTTGCCATCGGCCTTGCGGGTGCCGCGGCCGATCATCTGCACGTACAAGCCGGTCGACAGCGTCGGCCGCAGCATGGCGACCAAGTCCACCGCCGGCACGTTGAAACCGGTCGTCAGTACGTTGACGTTGGTGAGCGCCCGGATCGCGCCGGAGCGAAAATCGGCGATGATGCGATCGCGCTTGTCGGCCGGCGTCGTTGCCGTCACCGTCGCCACAGCGACGCCGCGCTCGCGCAACACTTCGCCCACATGCTGCGCATGGTGCACGCCGCAACAGAACAGCAACCACGAGCGGCGGTTCTCGCCGCGTTGAATAATTTCCTCGACGGCGGCATTGACAACGACGTCATCGTCGGCAGCGTCTTCCAACGCGCCGGGAACGAATTCGCCGCCACGCACCGCCACGCCGGACACATCGATGCTGGTCGTGGTCGCCTTCGATGATAGCGGCGCCAGCCAGCCATCGCGAATGCCGTCGGCGATGCCGTAGTCGAACACGACGTCGTCGAAGATTTCGCCGTCGCCCTGGTCGAGCCTTCCACTGTCGAGCCTGTATGGCGTTGCGCTGAGGCCGCATACCCGCATCGTCGGCTCGAGCTCGCGCAGGCTGTCAATGAGAGTGCGGTACATGCCGTCGCCCTCGTGCGGCACCAGATGCGCCTCGTCGACGAGGATGAGATCGCGACGGCCAAGACGTTCCGGCGAGCGCCAGACACTTTGGATGTTGGCCAACACGATTGGCGCGTCCCAGTCGCGCTGGCGTAGCCCAGCGCTGTTGATTCCGACAGGAGCGCTCGGCCAGATGTGCAACAAGTGTTCGAGGTTTTGCGTCAGCAGCTCACGCACATGGACTAATACTAGGGCGCGCAAATCGGGGAAGCGTGCGACGATGTCGGTGAGAAGTTTGGCAATCAACACCGATTTGCCGGTGGCAGTGGCCATTGCCACGAGCGGGTGGCCACCACCGGCCGTCCAATAATCGTCCAACGCCTTAAGCGCGTCGACTTGGTAAGGGCGCAGCTCCATGGCTTAGACCGCCGGCTGTTTCTTCCAAGGTCTCGCACCGGGTGGCCCGCTCGGCGAAGGCTTCGATACCGGCTTCGGCGCAGTTGTCGCCTGCGGCGTCGTCGGCTTCGATGCTTTCACTTCCATTGTTTCTGTATCGGCGTCTTGCAACGGTCGCACGCGTTTGATTCTATTCTGATCATCGTATTGACCGTTTTTGTCGGATTCGATCCCGACGCGTACGCGTGCTGGCTTGAACTTGAAAACTTCTGGATTGGTTATTTGCTGATTGATGTCGAGCGCGATACAAATATCTTTCAGATGTTTTCGCGCGATATCCTGCGCTTGGCTGTTGCTGTGTTGATAGCAGAGAGTTTGCCAAATCTGACGACCCTCATACTCGCCATCACAGATTTTCCAAGTCAGCGACAGCATGTGACCATCGCCTGATTTCGGCTGGCTGATTACCGCATCGATGATCTGCGCGGTGTAGTCGCCGACGGGAAGCAGCTCGAAGTGCGAGCCCTCCTGCTGTTCTGGATCGAAATAAAACTCATCACTCATTGGAGTGCGCTCCTATTTTGTGGTTGATCGCACTTTGCTTCCCGGTGCGACCCTCGGGAATAACGACGCCAGCGACATGCCGACGTTGAAATCCTTGGGACAAAGAATTTTTGCTGGCAGTTCGAAGCGGCTCTTGAACGAGACCACGGGCACGCTTGTGCAAGCGCAGCTGATAGGACGTGTATGATGATGCCCGCGGATCGTTGATTGTCTCGACAGCACTGTGTGCCAACAACACCACGGTCAGGCCGCGTTCACGACGCAGCCAATCGAGCGCGGCGAGAAAATCGCGCCACCAGCGATCGGCGATGACGTAGCCCTTGCCGTAGCCTGGCGCTTCGATCGATGGCCAATTGTTGGTAGTGCAAACGTCCGCCCATATCAGTCCCTCGAGCTTGTCGAGGCTGTCGAGCACGGCGGTCTTGAAATCGTGCGGCTCATTGCCGAGTGCTGCGAGCGCGTCGCGCAGCTCGGCATAGGTCGACAACAGACCAAACGTTGAAAGCTTCAAACCAGCTGGCGTGCCGTCTTCCGTCTGCAAAAAGACGGCGTGTGGGAATTTTGCCGCCAGCGTTGTCTTGCCGACGCCTTCCTGGCCGTGAACCAGCACGCGGGGCGGTAGCGTTGCAGCAGCCTCATGAATGTTGGCAAGCGAGATCATGATCGCGCGCCCTTTGGGTTAAGCAATGCTCGGATTGCTTCATGCTCGGTGGGGAAGCAGCCGAGCGATTGCGTTTCGTGCGTGAAGACTTCGATGCCTTGCGGACCGCGGTGAAGCAGGAAACCAATGCATCGGCCGTTGTGCATTACCGAGGTCAGCGGTGTGGCGGGTGCGGTCGTCACGATTGCTTCTCCGCCTTCAAGAGCTTGAGCACTTCGCGCGCCGCTTTTTCGGCCTTGTTCTTGCTGCCGCATTGCTGAATGAAGATGCGGGCAATGTCGCGCGGGCGGTCATTGCTATTCCAAAGATCACCACCGCCGTTCTCGACCGCGCGCTTGTAGCGGTCACGCTCCTCGATGAGCGCCATGTGCGCGTCCTGGAGCTTTTTATACGGGGATTTCGGCGACTCGGATTTCGGCTTGCGCGTGGCCGCTTTCCACTTCCGCCATACGTTGCTCGGATGGTTGAGACGTAAGCGTTCCTTGGGCGACAGCTTGGCGAGGCAAGCCTCGATCTCGTTCTGATGGTCCATGACATCGAGCAGGCGGGAACGATCGCCGCTATCAAGACCGTCGAAGCCAAACTTTTTCAGAAACGCGTTGATGGCGGCGTTGTAGCTCCGGCCCCTCGGTTTATTGACGTGACCGTCGCGCATCGCCTCAGCGCGGCCGATGACGAGGGCGGCGCCGACTTTCTTCCAATCCTCCCACGTTGAATGGCTGCGCAGCCGCTGCCATGCTTCCTGTCCCTGACGGACGGTGACCTGCACAGGCGGCTCGGAGGGTGGAACTGGATTGTCCAGTTCTACTTCGGTCGGCTCGATGGTGCGCAGGTGATCATTGGGGATGTTGCGGTCAATGCCGTCCTCGTACCGAATTTCCGAGACCTGCGGACCGGATCTGATGATCTTGCCGTGCCGGTTGGGATCGCCGACCACATAGACTTTGCAGCCGGGCGGGAATGAAGCATGCGTCGCGGGTGTTGTCGGATTAAGTGTCATCCCAATCCTCGTTTGGTTGACCGCGGTTCGCACCCGCGGAAGAGTTTTTCCAGGGGCGGCCGGTGTTTCTCAGACACCGGCCGCTTTGCTGCCGCCCTTGGTGACACCACGGCGCCGGGCGACGAGCGCCGCGCGGATTTCTTTCACCGGGACAACATCAACGCGTCCCGCTTCCTGATGCCGAAGCGGCGTTCAGACAGCTGCACAAATTTGTTGCGATGCTTTCGGCGGAGTGTGTCGATCGACAAGCTCGACAGGCGCGAAGCCTCGGCGAGCGTAACAATGCGGTCGGGATCGTCTTTCGGTTCGGGCTCGGGAGTACGCTCGACAGGCTGCTCAGTCCGCGCCGTCTCACGCTCAGCGGCTTGTGCCGCCGCCTTGATAGTCTCGATGCGTGCGGCGGTGTCCTTCAGCGCGACAGCGAGTCCGTCAAGCTGCGCGGTGAGCAGCGGGGCAAGTAGCGGGCTTGTGTTTGAAGACATGTAAAACGCTCACGTTGCATGACGATGCATGCGTGAGCGCAGCCTAAAACATCCATGTCTAGCTAAAAGATCGGCAAACTCACCAAACTCACCAAACTCATCAAATGGTGCGTTTGGTGATTAGTCGACGGCTGGATTAAGCCACTCATAGGTTGGCGTCGCCGGATAGAGCTTGGACAGATCGGCCGGCATTCCCCGCAGATCATTGCCACTGTTTGTAAGCGTGGCTTCGATTTGGTCGTAAGCGCGCGTGACTGCCGATTTTGATGGTTCGTTGTGGTACTTGTCTTTATAGGGCTGCTTAACAGCTCTTAGAACCTCGGCCGGAAGCATCCCCGGTTTGAGGTTAAGATCCTTCTCAAAAACCGTCATGAGACTGATTAATCGATCGTGTGCCGTTGGCCGTTTCCGTTTCCGTTTCTTGGATGGCACAGTCGGTTTATGAGAAGGCGGTAACGGTGCCCTTGGCGTAGATGGAGCTGGTTGAACAAACCGCTCGCCCTGCTGTTCTTCTGGCGCAGTTTGA